GCGCCGGTGGCGGTAATGTTTTTGTATGCACCTACTTCTGCGACTGGCTGGCTCATATTCGTTCTCCACGATGGTGTTGAGTGTCATATTCCCACAACTCATCAAGCGTGATGGTTTGCAGGGTCTTACCCTTGGGCGGCGTTTGATCTCTAGCCTCTTGCCTGTAGGCGACTGCAAGCATTCTAAAGGCATCGGCAGGGTGTGAACACCAGTCATGGCGGGGATTTTGTCGAAATGCCTTCTTGTCCTCGTCGTATTCCCGCTGATATTGGCGCAATGCTTCCAGCCCATCCTCACAGCTTGGGTCGAAATAGCACTTTGGCAGCACCATCCTGACCGCCTGGATGCCGTCTTGAATGCCAATCTCAGGCACGATTGCCAGCTTGCTCATGCCGCCAAGGTGAGCCGCAAGCTGTTCTACGATGGATTTGCCGCCTGATGCCAACGTTTTTGCCCGTGCATCATGCGGTAGGTGGTGCTTGGTATACCGGTAGCCTTTGTCGATGACCACTTGGGCTATGTCCTCAATGCCTGCACCGCTGACGGCGTAGTAGTCCATAACCCTAATCTCGCCTCGAATCACTTGGTAAAACCAAATGGCGGTATCGTCCCGATAGCCTAAGTCCCATGCGGTATACACCGGCGCATCAGGGTCAAACGGCAATTCCCTTATCCGGCCTTCGTCTTGCGCTTGGCGCATCTCATAGCCGTAATAAGCGCCCATGATTGCCGCATCAAAGCTGCATTCGTATTCTTGGTCGTATTGGTCTTGGCTTAATTGCGCCCGTGCCGCCTCTAGTTCTGAGTCCGGCAGGATTTTGCTTACAGTCGCTGGCAGCCGCAGCAGAAACCAATCGGGCGTGTTTTGGCTGACCTTGTAGATGTCGTGGAACTGGTTTTTACCCTTGGGTGTGCCGCCAAACACCGCCCAACCCAGCCGATCGGATAGCGTAGGCCGGATCACATTGCCCCAAACGCTAGGCCGAAAATCGCCGTATTCGTCAAGATAGACCCCATTGAAGCCCATTCCGCGCATGGCATCAGCGTTGTCGCCGCCAAACAGCATGATTTTTGCGCCGTTGATCAGTTCCACCATCAGGTCGGATTCATTGCTTGAACTGGTGATTGGTGCGGCGTAATACTTGAGGTAGTCCCACGCCACACGCTTGGCCTGGCTGCGGAACGGGGCAATGTAAGCATATTGGGCGTTGCGGTTGCCTTCTGTTATCGCCCGCTTAATCACATCATTGATTGCCGCCACGGTCTTACCGGCTCTTCGGTGTGCAACCAAACATGACCAGCGGGTCGTGCGGTTGTGGAACGGCATGAATGCGTCCCTTGGCGAATACGGCAGGATTATTTCCCGTTTGCCCATGTCACTACCATTTCCACCGGCCCTTGGTCAGCGCCTGTGACTTCAGTCCTTGCCAGCTTAGGCACATGGTATTCCACCACCGATTGGAACAATTCAAACGCCTTTGCCGGATTGGGCTTGATGTCATGGCTTGGATCGCCATTAGCGACCGTATCAAGCCAATCGGTCAATCTGTGGGCATTGTCATTGACAAACAACGCAATGGCCTCACGCGCCTCTTGCGTGACCTTGTTGGGCGTTCCACCCGTGCGACCACCCGTTTTTTTTCTAGTCTTGCCTACTTTAGATTCTGAAGTCATAAAGAACCCATTCTTTATTTCTTTTTAGTCTTTTGCGTTTTAGTTTGGTCAGCCTTATTGAATTCCTTGGCTACCTTCACCGGAATGCCTGCCATTTTTGCAAATTTAGGGTTGTGGGCGGCGGCTGCCATGAATTTGGCTTGTTTGCTGCTAGTACTCGGCATATGCGTCCTTCATATGAATTAAGCCGTTAAGCATCCGGCTTTGTGTGTTGAACCAAGGTTTACTGTAATCACAATTAGCGTAATGGTCAAATTCGGGAATGCCTAGCGTGTAGTGTGCAATTTTTGTCCGCAAATGGTCGTGTTCGCCCACCAGCACGTTCCATTCTCTAGGCAAGTCGCCAATAAGTGAGTCAGGCAACCATTGGAATCGGTGCAGTTCTTCGCCTGTGGATTCCTCAATGAATTCTGGTGTTAGCACCCTGTTGCGGCTATGTTCGCAATTCCACAGCACCACGCTTGACCAGTTTTTTCTTGGGTAGTCGCCGTTTCGGGCTTCCATTGGTGTGCCAATGTACTTCTTCGGGTGTTTGGTCTGATAGTCATGCTTAACCACCTGGACGGCATAGCGCGGGTCGAACAGGCTTTCTAGGTCTTCAATGTCTGCCAGCATGAGCATATCGCTGCCATCCAAAAAGATAGCTTTGCCTTGGTATCCGCACAAAAATGGTACTAAAAACCGCTGATAGGTGAATGCGTTTGTGCCGTCCCTTTGCTTGCCGGATAGTGGCGTGATGCTGACCAGCCCCTTGGTGCGCTCTATGACCGATTGGCAAAATACATGGTAGCCCACGGCTTCCCGCGGGTCGTACCCTGCAAATATGCGGATCATTTAAGGGTTAGCTTGTAAATTGTGGTGTCCACCAGCGCGGAAATCTCATCCACAATGTTCTGAAGTTGGCTTTCTTCCGGCAGGGCCACGCGATTTTTGTCAATGTAAGCCTTTATTGAGGCCATGTACTTCTGCGGGTCTTTAGCGTTGTGGAAGTTTTCAGGGTAATCCTTAATCTTTTCGTAGCAACCGCTGTACGCCTCAGCAAACTGGTCGGTAAGGTCAATTATTTCGGTGTAATACGCGCCTAATGCCATGTGTACCGCAAAGCTGTCGGTTGCCAAATGCATGAAATGGGTGACCGTGCTGCTGTGCAGCATTGTCGAAATGAAATCCGCAACATTCTTTTTCATGGCAATCCTTTAAGGTTGTTGGTGGCCTGTACCCATCTCAGGCTTGTCCTAGGACCGGTCGTCTGTGTCATTGAGAATTTCTCAGGAGATTGGACGTTCACTGCTCAACTTACGACATCAAAACGCAATAGGCCTCCGACTTGGTTGTCTGATATCACCAACACAGCTGGGGACTGTGCGCTACCCCAAGAATCCCTAGAGTCAATCCCCATGCGTGTTGACACCTTAATTGTAAGGCAATGGAACGTCTTTAGGCCACCGGCCCGTGCTGGTCAATGCGTCCACCGTCTTTTGGTGCGCTTGATTCCATCGATATTGGCGCTCATTTTTATCCAAATTTGCGCCTTGGTCAATCTCAAAATGGCAATGTAGGCACAGCGCAGCCACCAAATTATCGTCTGCCTTGATGCCCCGACCCTTGCCGCCGCCCCAATTAGTGTGCGCGGCTTGCACCATTTGGCCCGATCCGCAGCATTGGCAATCAAGGCTTGCCACTAATTTCAGCAGTTTTTTGCTTCTGACGTACTCGTGTTTTTTCAGCAATTACAGTCTCCAAGGTTGTGAATCGATGCATATTGGCGCATTCAATCCGGCGGCGGCGGGCGTTGCCAGCTTCCAATCGCGTTTCTTTCACGATTGTCCATGTGCCACACTCAGGGCACTTAATCATCAACAAATGCGCGGAATTTTACGCCCTGTTGTGTGCCAAAGGCTGTGGATAACTCTATCAATTCGGTCATTTCCGGCACAGTCATCTTGCTGGTACGCGCACCAATCACGACAAAGCCGCCTTCAATGCCAGGCACTACCTTTTGTTTTTTAAGCGCGGCGGTCAAAACATCTTTCCATTCATCTTTTGTCAGCTTAACACCGTACCACACCACCTGTTGGGCAATGTCTTCCAAGTTTGCCCACATCATGCGGTTTTGTTCAAGGCTTCGCATCTAAGCCCCTAATCATGTCTAAAGCCGCCTGTGGGCTGTCAACCCTGCACAACGTACCACCGGCCCAATTTTGGAAAAAGTCGGCTTGTAGGCCCGTTAAACGCTTTTTAGAGGTGGTTTTGATCTCCACCAAGAATGTCCAGTTTTTATAGCCCACCAGCAAATCTACCGGCAAGCCAATAATCCAAACATAAGCGCCTTCTGCCCGCAGCGCAGCAACAATGGCTTGCTGGTTTGCGTCAACTCTAGCGGCACGGCGCACTTAGGATTCTCCAAGCTGTTGCGGCGCAAAGTGGGACTTGTCCATTTCCAATGGCTTTAAGTCTGTCCACCCTAGCGGCCACTTCATCAATATCTCTTGCGCAACCAACGGCATCTTCATGTTGAATTTGCGGGCGTATTGGTATGGTGGTCTGTTCTGATGCCCAGCTCCATTTTTGTCCCCTTGCCGTTTTAGTGTTTCCAATTTCCCTGTGGCTTTCCAATCCGTTGCTGTCGGTGTAGGCCAATATCCAAATTCTTTCTCTGTGGTGACACGCACCGATGGAATCTGCTCCCAGCACACACCATCTTGCATCAAACCCCATCGAGGCCAAGTTTGCAAGGACAACTCCAAGTCCTCGAATAGTGAGCATTGGGGAATTTTCCACAAAAACGTATTTGGGTCTAATTTCGCCAATAATCCTTGCCATGTGTTTCCACATAGAAGATTTGTCTCCAGTAATTCCTGCCCCCCCCCCGCTGCGCTGATATCTTGGCATGGAAACCCTCCAGATACAACGTCAACAATTCCTCGCCACGGCTTTCCGTCAAAGGTTTGTACGTCATCCCAAATCGGAAAAGGCGGGAGAAATCCGTCATTTTGTCGGGCGCACAATACGCTTGCTGGGTATGGCTCCCACTCAACGGCGCAGACTGTTCGCCATCCGAGAAGTTTTCCCCCAAGTATTCCTCCACCAGCGCCTGCGAAAAGAGCCAACTCATTTAACTGCTCCATTTTTCATTTCTTTCAAAACGTGGGCCTTGATGCCCGCAAACAAGTCATCTTCATCCATGCGCTGCACTTCGCGCCAGGCCCATTCTTTCCACGCTGGCAAGCGGCATAAGCGCACCATGTCAGCAAACACACGGGCGCGTATAGCTTTGGGGTCATACACGGCGACCACGCAATTCTTTCAGACGTTCCCGAATGTGGTCAGGCATAGGCGCGGCGTTTTTGCTGTCCTCAATTGCCTTTTTCAAAGCAGGGTCAATTTGGTTTTTGTCAGGCATCTCGGGCACTTCAGCCCCGTCCCAGCGTTGTTGGTTAAGGTAAACCAAGGGCGCGGGAATGAATGCGCCGTTTGCTTTTAGCCATTGTTCGGTGGTCTTCATCCATTCAATGTGCTTAATAATTTGATCGGCCTGAGTCTCACAATAAAACTTGACCCACTTTTTTTGACATTCAGACTTTGCGCCTTTACGGGGAGTCTTCGGGTAAGCAGTCCAAAACCTATCAAATCCTGATTCAAACATCGCCTTCTCCATTTGCTTTTTGGTGAATGTTGGAGCAAAGCACAGCCTTACCGTGGTCATAACCAAAGTTCGCTCTGTGCCGTGACTTGCTTTTCGGAGCCATGTCATCGCATCGCACTGGACAGACTATTTCAACCACCGCGCTCTATCCTTAGCCCACGCTCCCTGCCTTGGCTTGCTCGTGCAGCAGGGTATCTCAGACGCAACCACCGACGTACCGCATTGCGTCGTCCAAAAGCAAAAACCCTACAAATCTCTCTGCGGTCTTGGCTCTTGGCGAGAGCAACAACAAGCGATTGAGGTGAATCAAAAGTTCGTTTGTCGTCTGACAAGACCGCACAGATATCTGTAGGGTTCAACGATCCACCTCTTTCGCCTAGATGCCACTCTAGACGGGTTGCATTGTACATAAATTTAAGGGTTAAACCATTCGGGCCGTAAATCTTTTGCCTGCCACAGCCGCGCTTTGGGGACAACCGTCCATTGGCTAATGGCTGCCAGGCTGATGCCCAGCAGTTCAGCCAGCGCCTTGCGTGAGCCTGCTTTGTCAATAAGTTCCTGTTTGGTCATCCTGCGATTGTAAGCTAACTTACTGGCATGAAACATAGGGTTTGCCCTAACGCATTTTGCAATGTAAGTTGGCTTAATGTGTGTAAGCTAGCTTATACTGCACCCAACCCGCACACATTGCAGCGGTCTTTTTAGGAAAATCAAATGGAACATAACACTTGGGACAACATCATTATGCAGATCGGCATTGCCGTGATTGCTTACACCATTGGCTACTTTGTTGGAGGTGGCGTATGACCCTGACCAATTACACCTATGAAGGCGCAGAGTTTGAAATCGCCTATGACGTTATTAAGTGTGACGACCCTAGAAAAGAATGGGTCAGCATTTGGTCAATAACGCATAACGGCGTTGAATTCTTTGACATTTTGAGCAAAGACTTAATCAGGCATTTTGAAGAACAATTAGACAAAACATTGGAGAACTAAATGCCAATTGTTGACAGTACACATGAAGTTGAATGGGATCAAATGAACAACGGTGAATTTGCCAAGTTGCTAGTTGCATACGAATGGGACATTGAGGCAGACACCCTTACTGTGTATTCGGTTGTTTATGAGGGTCTTGAATGGATTGATTATCTCAACACCGCCACCCGCCAGTACATCCGGCAATACATCAGCGAAAGGCTTGCAAAATGAACTCCGTAGAAATCATCAAAGATTGTGAAGACCGCGCCAAGGCATACAGCACCAACACTGCTGACCGCCTGGCCTACGAAGTCGGTTGCCTGCGGGCGCAAGTGCGGCATCTGTGCCAGGAAATTGAATACGCCGTGGAAGAAATCAACACTATTGAAAAGATGCTGATGGGAGAACGCGCATGAAATACTTGCTATGCCTTGCGCTGGTGGGCTGCGCCAGCGAACCAGCAATGACCGAACAGCAATTGGTCATGGATAAACAAATTCAATCAATGGGCCGGTCTGAGGTCATTCAAGCTGTCAAACAATGTGAAACATCCGGCCTGCGGGCAATCACCGTGTTTGGCAAAAGAAAAATTAATGGCTACACCGCTGAAACTATTGTCGATGTTACCTGTGGCCCAAGATATTATTAATGCAAAAAATTAGGAGCATAAAAATGGATGATCATGTAAAACCTGACCGTGAATTAGAAGAATACGAATGCCCTGAATGCGGGCGAGATTGTGGGCAAAAAGTCAAAGGCGAAGTTGGCGTTTGCTGGCACTTTTATTGTGAATATTGTGGAATTGATTTTGGGGGTGACCTATGAAAAATATTGCATCAGCTTTGGTACGCGCCCAGCGCGGTTTTGCACCGGCGTTAAAAACGTCTACAAACCCGCATTTCCGGTCTAAGTACGTTGACCTTGCCGGTTGCATTGAGGCCGTTGTAGATGCCTTAAATGCCGCAGGAATAGCCCTTATCCAGCGCACATCTGAGGACAACACCGGCGTGACCGTGGAAACCGTGTTTGTCCATGAATCGGGCGAAATGTTGGAATGCGGCAAGTTGCACGTTCCTGCCAGCAAACAAGACCCGCAGGGCTATGGGTCGGCGCTGACTTACGCTAGGCGGTACAGCTTAATGGCAGCGGCTGGAATAGCGCCAGAAGATGATGACGGGAACGCCGCCAGCAAGGTCAAAGTGTCAGCAACCAAGACTGACCTTGTGCCGCCCAGCCGCATGGCAGTCGTTGCAGACGTTGCAGCAGCCATTGATGAGCGCATGAGCGCCAATGACGTAATCGGTGCGTTTGAAGAATATTTAGGCGTAACCGATGTGGAAGAAAAAACCGCTTTGTGGGGAATGCTTGACAGCAAAACCCGCAGCAGCATTAAGAAACACGCCGAATCACTAAAAGGGTAATCATGTCAAA